TCAGCCTAGTGATGATAATCCGTCAGTTACTGATAATAGTGATTCATCTAAGCCAGATGAGAATAACAACAGTGATGAGGATGATGATGTTTTAACAAGTTATCTTAAGTCTCGTGGAATTAAGGATCCTACAAAACTTCAGTTCGAGAACGATGAGGGCGGAATTGATGAACGTGACTTCAATTCTCTTTCTAAAGATGAGCAGTTGACGATTCTCAAAGAACTCGCATCTTCTGAATACACAGATTATGAAAAACAAGTTATTAATTATCTAAGAGTCAATAATACTGACCTCCAAGGTGTTATTAATTACTTTCAAAATAAAGCAATTGAAGATTATTTAGCACAGAATCCAGAAGCAGCACATCAGAAATCATATTCAATTGATGAATATTCAGATGATGAACTTTATATTGCTGATTTGGCTGCAAGATTCCCTGATTTCACAGAGGATGAATTAAATGCTAAACTGGAATCTGCAAAAATGAATGAAGATGTCTTTAAGAAGGAAGTAGATTCTCTTAGAACATTCTATAAAGGTGAAGAAGATAGACAGGCCGAAGCAGCTAAACAGAAGGAACAAGAAGATTATCAGAACCTTCAGAATACTCTATTAAATACTCTTAATGGATTTAATGAAGTCGTTTTAGATGCTACGGATCCTCAAAGTGATTCACTTGAAATTGAAGATACTGATAAACAAGCAATGTTACAGTATTTGCTTGAACAAGATAAAGATGGACAAAGCCAGTTTGATAAAGATTTATCAGATCCAGCTGCCTTGATTGAAATTGCTTGATTACGTACACAAGGAAGAAACACTATTAGTGGACTTACTCAGTACTGGAAGAAAGAACTAGCAGATACAAGAAAGGAGCTTGCTAATGTTAAGAAACAGTTGGAAAAATATCAAAATAAAGACAACGGGACAAATGTTGTTGTTAAACCTAGAGCTCCAAAAGAGAAACCTAAAACAGTAAATGAGCTCTGGGATATGTATAATTAATTAAATTTTAAGAAAATATATGATTAGAATTGGTGGTTTTACTACGGTTCGTCCTGAACCGCACACTACGAGAACATATGAAGACTTCTCAAAATTTTTGGGTGAACTTAACGCCCAATTAAAATCTTGTGAATTGCTGGAAGCCCACCAACCCAATTCTATTTAACATTTAATAAAGTGTAATCATATATTGTAAGGGTAATCAGCAGGTAAGCCAACTGTTAACAAGGTTGGAAACTTCAACGACTAACGGATGAAACTAGAGTGACTTACTAGAATATAATTCCGACACGAGCGCAAGACATCATAGCCAAGGGTGATTGATGATATAGTCTGGACATACAAAATGGTAAATTGTATGATATTGAAATTAAATGTTTCAATGGTAACAAATCAGTTAAGCCAGCTAGACTCGGTCTAGTTGCAACACTTTATGATCAGTACACTTTCACTGGTCTTACTGACGCTCTTATGAATACTTTCACTAATGAAAAGGTTTCCAAGAATTCTTGGCAGCGCATTAATGAATATCTTTATGAGTGGGAGCTTGAAGTAAACCGTATCAAGAGAGTTCCAATCATTTCAATTGAAGGTAATGGTGCTAATGCTTCTGATATTCTTATCAGATTCCCTGAGAACTGGTATCAGAAGTTCGATACTTTCATTATCGAAGATCTTCGTCAGTATGTAATTGTTTTAAATCGTCCTCAGCGTATTGCTGACAACTGCTTCCTTGTTGTAGGTAAGCTTGTTGATAGTGATTATAGCGCTCAGCTTCCTGATAGTTTTATTGCTAATGCTGCAGGTCGTTTAACTCGGTTTGTAACTAATTACATGCCCGAATTACACGAAGAAGGATATACAAAATACACGAGTAAACGTTTTAATATTGCTCCTTTAAGCTGAAAGGCTTATCGAAAAGTTTTCTAACTGCTGGAAACTCCTTAATCAAGGACAATCAGCAACCAAGCTATTGGATTGTACAAACGTATATACGGAGTACCAATAGAAGGCTCAACGACCATCCCGAAAGGGAGTAGATTTTTTAATCGAAATGGAAACTAACTTTAAAAAGTATAAATTATGAAATGAATTGTTTATCAAACTATTAATACTGTCAATAATAAAATATATGTTGGCGTACACAAAACAGAGAATCCAGATGTTTTTGATGGTTATATAGGATGTGGAGTTATTGTAACAAATCCATCATCATATATGAGAAAGCAAACACCTTTTCATTGTGCTGTAGCAAAATATGGCCCATCTAAATTTATAAGAACGATCTTAAAAATTTTTGATTCTGGAAAAGAAGCATATAAACTAGAAGAAGAAATAGTTAATGCTGATTTTATTAAAAGAGAAGATACTTATAATGCTAGAGTTGGAGGAGAAGGTGGAAAAATGTTAAGAACTGTTTATCAATTTGATTTAAATGGAGTTCTAATTAAAGAGTGAAATACTATGCAAGATGTTGCAGATTTCTATTTTACCTCTCATACTGCTGTCATGCATGCAGTACATCTTAAACACGGATATCAAAACTATTTTTGAAGTTTAGAACCAACTATTAATATTGACGAATACACAAATTATGTTTCTGGAACAGTAATTTATAAATATGATGGAACTACTGGTAAATTTGTAGATTCTTATAATTCTATGACTATTGCTGCACAAGAAAACGGAATTTTAATTCAACAAATTCAATCTGCTGTAAAAGGTGGATATTTAGCAGACGGTAATTACTATTCAAAAGAATTACATGAAATATATAAAGGTGATACTAAAATATCTATAAAGAATAAACCTTTATATGTATATACATTAGATGGAGAATTTGTTAAAGAATTAAATGGAAGTGCAGAAATATGTGAATTCTTAGAAGCAAAGTTTATTAATGCAGTTACTGCTGCAATGAGACAACATCGGCCTTATAAGAAATATCAGTTATCTTTAGAAAAAGTTGAATCTATGCCAGCTGTAATAAATAAACGAAATGAAAAGAAAAAGATAGCTCGTTATGATCTAGCTGGAAATTTATTAGAAACATATCCTAGTATTACAAGTGCTGTGAATGCTTATGGCACAGGAGTACAAAGAGTATTAAAAGGACAACAAAAACATTGTCATAATTTTATATTTAAATATATTTAAAAGTTAATGATATGGTCTGATCTTCATAGTAATATGAAGTTAACAAAATGAATGTAGAGAAATTCCGTGGTTACATCTCCACTCACCGTTGCGATATTGACTATTCTGCACAATATGCAACAATGGAGGATGTATTTATTCAGATTGGTAAGGGTAAGGATGATGATCCTGTTTATCGTCTTCCTGGTGTTAAGAAAGTTCTTCTTGACTCCTTCATGCAGGCTCGTGAAGGCAAGTTCGCATGGGGTAAGTCCAATCTAGACAAGGATGGAAATCCTACAATCTTCGATAACGAGACTGGTCGTCCTATTATTACTTCGGACGGTAGAAAACTGTGCCGTCATTAAAGTTCTTTAATTCGGTGAACCCTGAGATGGGAATACCGAGCGAAGCCTAAGTAAAATTTAGGAACGTGTAACGACTAGAATTATATTTAAAACTAACCGCATTAATTTTTTAATTATATGGATGGGAATAAAAAAGCATTATTAATTGGATTAGTGCTTGGAGACGGGCATTTAAATCCAAATTCCGGTGTGGCTTTAGAAATTGAACACGGAGAAAAACAAAAATTTTATATAGAGTATAAGAGACAATTGATAAGTGATCTTTTAAATTGTCAATCACCAAAAATATATTATGATCCAAGAGGAAACGGTGAGTATAAAATTTCTAAAGGACATCGTTATTTTAAAGTTTTATACAAATGGATTTATAAAAATCGTATAAAACAATTTACTACAAAAATTCTTTCTTATCTTAATCCACAAGCAATTGCAATATGGTGAATGGACGATGGATGTCATTCTATAGAAAGAAATAAAAAGACAGGTGCAATAAGAAGTCATAAGTTTGAATGAGCAATGTATATTGATGAGCAAAGTGCTCAAAATATTATAGATTACTTTAAATCAAAATGAGATATTAAATTTTATCCAATTTATGGTAAAAAGAAGGATGGTACATCAGTTGTAGCAAAACTACAGTGTCGTACCAAGGAGGGTAGAAAATTTTGTGACTTAATAAGACCTTATATAATTCCAGGTTTTGAGTATAAAATAATGCAACCTGGAGAATAGATATAATTCCACGAACAAGAACCGCTTTATAGCGAAGATATAGTCTGACCTAATACGAAATGAAGTATTAGATGTATAATATAAACAATTATACGATAACATTGAGGCAGTAACTCAGATTGAAAGATTTGCAACCAAGTTCGTCTTCTCCAAGCTTACTGTAGCATGGTTACAGAAAGCTCTTGCTGCAATGAACGCTAAGGCTGATAAGCCTACAGGTAACTCTTATGCTTTCATTTGCAACAGCCTTATGTGGGATGACGCTCAGAGATGCATAGATCTCTTCCTTAAGGATCGTCACACCGACGGTGACTTCCTATGGTCTAAGGGTGCCAATGGATACATTTCTGCTGGTGCTACTTATGACACTTATATTTACGGTGGTAAACCTATTCTTATTGCCACCTGCTAGTGAAAACTAGTATAAATAAAATCATCTAACTGCTGGAAACTCCGGTAATCTTTTAAGCCGTAACAGAATCGGGAACGATATATGGATAGTGCTAAAAAATTAAAAGATTGGACAATCAGCAACTAAGGTCCTCAGCTTCGTGCGTGGACAAAGCTCAACGACTAGTAAGTCCTCTTTTTGAGGCATAGATTATGTTTAATAATAATCGAAATGGTGATTATCTTATGGAATTAAAATATATATTTTATATTACAGTCAATTTGTGTAACGGAAAGTTTTATTATGGTGTACACAAAACAAATCCTGATGTTTTTGATGGTTATATTGGAGACGGGATTTATAAACAGACAGATGCTATTAAAGATGTTGCTTTTCATAGAGCAGTAAAAAAATATGGCTATGAAAACTTCAAAAGAACAACAATTAAGATTTTTCCAGATACCGATGAAGGTAAACAGCAAGCATTTGGATTAGAAACAATTATAGTAAATGAAACCCTTTTAAAAAGTAAAACTTGTTACAATACTGCAATTGGAGGAAAGGGTGGAAACAAACCAGAATCCAATAAACGTATTTATATGTTTGCTTTAAATGGTAATTATTTACAGAGTTTTTCAACAGCAAGAGACGCTGCTAGATTTCTAGAAACTGAAAACGAAAGTAGTGCTAGATCTGCAATTAAAAATTGTTGTTTAGGAAAATCCCAAAGTGCATTTGGATATTTTTGAAATTACAAAAAAGAATTTACTTATGAGTCTAATGTGAAAAAAGTTGCACAATATACACTAAAAGGTAAATTTATAAGATATTTTGATAGTACATCTGAAGCAGAAGAAACGTTACATATAAATACAATAAAACAAGCGATACTTAAAAACTATCAAGCTGGAGGATATCAATGAAGATATTATTCTGGAGACGATTCTGATATAAATCCGCTTGTTAGTGTATTGACAAAAAATTCAATTCTTCCTATAATAATGAAAGATAAAAATGGAACTGTAATAAAAAAATACGAAAGTGTTTCCGAATGTGTAAAGGAAAACTCAAATTTAACGTCTTCTCAAATAAATAGAGTTTTGAAAGGTATTATAAAAACACATAAAGGTTACACTTTTGAATATGATAATTCGCAAGATAAAGATATAGTCTAAATTGAATAAGATTGGTTTCAAGGTTGACAGATCTCTTGATGTTGAATTCCCTGATAGAAAATATGCTATCATGGTTGATTTAACTCCTGATTCCAAGACTGGTAAACCTGCTATCGCTAAGTATAGCTTTAAGAACACCGATATAGTTGAAAACTATATTCAAGGTGTTGGCGGATTGAACGGAATGTCCTCTGGTGAGGTTTCTAGCCCTGTTGCTGGATCAAAACTCATCATGTGGGGAACTGGTTCCATCGCTGTATTCAATCCTTACAAGTCTGTTGTTCTTATGAGCAACAAAACTCAGAATCCTTGGCTCTAATAGCCTTTTATAGATAAAGTGAAAGACCTCTCCTCGATGAGAGGAGAGGTTCTTTTATATAGATTCAGATTTTAACTAAATATATGGACTAATATGGAAAATAAAATAGTGACATTGCGTACTGTTTACAAACTTAAAGAATATCACTTTATGCCAACTAAACAACCTAATGGATTGAATTGGGATTTTGTAAAACCTGTACGTATTGATAATGATGGCTCTTCTTATATGGTACTTTCAGAAGCTGAACGTAATGATCCTCGTTCTGCATATTTTCTGCCAGAAGATTTGGACATTGTTGTAACTGAAGGTACTACATTTGACTTAAGTGATCCTTTGCAGTATAATAAGTGGATGGCAATTAAAGATAATGATTTGATTGCTCCAACTCGTGATTCAAAGGATGCAGATGGTAATTTTCTTATTGATGGTGATAAGAAGCGTTATGGTATTGCAGAACTTTATGTAGATATTGCTGGAGAGGATTCTGAACGCAGTATTAATCGTAGAAAACTTATTCATGAAGCAGAAGAATATGTTTTCAAGGACTCTGAAAACGGAATTCTTACAAAGTGTCGTTTACTTGGACGTAATATGAAAAATGCTCCATTTACTGATGCTAAAGATTATCTGCTTCAAGAGGCTGATAAACATCCTCAGAAGATAATTGATCTATATACTGGACAGGATTCTGGAATTCAGTTGATGCTTCTTGATGCCAAAGAAATGAATATTATTCGTAAGGTTAATGGTTGGTGGATGTACGGTGAAACAAATCTTGGAGCAACTGATGAAGCAATGCTTACTTTCTTTAAGACACCTATGAATAAGCCGATCTTTGATGCACTTAAGAAACATGTATATCCTCAGTTTGCATTACAATTTGAAAATAATACAAATAAGGATACTGAAGTAAAAGAACCAGATGTCAATCCTGGAAAAACTAAAAAGTCTGAAAAGTAAAAATCTGA